GACATCGCGGTCTATATTGTGGTGGCGGTTATCTCTGCCTTGTCACCTAACAACAAGTGGGCGCGTAATGTTGTCAACGCCGACGCCTTGATTGCCGCTTTCCTGCGGGGTGACGGGATCGACTCTGTAAAGGTATCCACCTATCACGCTATGAAAAGGAAGGCATGGGACATCTTGGCGGCGCGTCCGGACTACGACGGCGCAAAACGTATGCTGAAAGGTCAAAAGATCACATCTTTTTTCATGGACATCATGGGCGAATTCAACGTGACCATCGACGGCCACGCGCGAAACATTGCCTACGATGAGCGCGTCGGCCTCACTGACGACCGGACAAACATCGGCGTCCGTGAATACCGCGCTTTGCAGGCTGCATATGAAGAGGCGGCGCGGCGCATTGGCCTGATGCCCTACCAACTGCAGGCGATAACATGGCGCGTCTGGCGGGATCGGCACGGGATCACCTGACTGGCAAGCTGGCTGACACTATGTTTTTCTTGGGGATCGATTAACGGTTTCTTGTTCGGCCGTTCGGGGGCGGGGCAGGACTGGCGGATTGATCGGGCGGGCGGCGAGTCGATGGGGCCAGCCCGCCAGCCTTCCGAATTTTTTTCGTCGGAGGGGTTCAACTGGTGCAAATTGTGTGCCATGATTCACGAACTGGCGACGATGCCAGCAACAACAACGACGAAAGGGGCACAACATGCCACTTGATATCATACCATTAGAAGAACAAGCCGCCAGCCGGTCGAAGGCACGGGGCGGGGACATCTGGGCCACGCACAAGCGAATTGACGACGTATCGTTATACGAAAAATTTGGGCAGGTTCGGCGGGTACCACTTGAAGCACAGACGACATACACCCATCAGGGGGTTGAATTTGTGGAGCCGGTGAAGGTGTCCGATTATTCTGCGCTGCAGAACAAAGCCACGGGCGGGCTGCTGAACGTCCGGCCAGTCGGCAAGTCATATGCCCTAGTGCCGCATGATCTGCTATTCAGGGCACAGGCGGAACAGCTTGCCGGTTCGGATCTGCCGATGGACAATGTCGAAGTGGTGGATCGTCTCTATGAAGAGGGGGCGCGGGTTCATCGCACAATCTATTTTCATGGCCTGCAAGACCTGACCACAACACGGGATGGGAAGCAGGACATGGTGCGCTGCCGGATGGACATCTTCAACAGCGTAGACATGTCATGGGCTTTGCAAATATTCAGCGGGGCCTATCGTGACTTGTGCCGCAATACGTTGGTGTTTGGCGGTGAGAAAGCCTATCACCAGCGCAAAGTACACAAGGGGGCCATATCGCCTGAAGCCATGATCGGCAAGGCAACAATGGGGCTTTCCATGTGGCAGAACCAGAAGGAACAGATGCGCTTGTGGCGGTCTGCGCCCCTGACGGAAAAGCAGTTTGCGGACATCCTCAAGGAAACGCTTTGCAAGAAAAACACGGCAGCAGCGCGTGTAGATGAAAACCTAGCGGTAAACGAGAAGCGTTTAAACTGGATGCTGGAACGCTATAAAGAAGAGAAGGCAGAACTGGGGCAAACGCTTTGGGCCGGTTACAATGCCCTGACGCATTGGGCCACCCACTTGCCGGATGCGAATACCAATGGCCGCAACGAGCGCAAAAGATATCAGCGCAATGATCAAGTCCGGCAGATAGTCGGCGGGCCATCATGGCGGTATTTGGAAGGGTTGGCAGCGTAAGATGCAGGCTATCTTGTTACTTTACCGGACGGCGGTTCTGGTTTTCCTTATTCTTCTTATTACCGCCTTCATGTCTATATAACGCCCTGCGGGGCAGAAAGAACACACAACATGTCTACCATCTACACTCCTGAAATGATCGCCAAGTTTAAGGCACTCACAGATGACTTCGAGCAGGCTATTCGGCGGGACGAGCGGCAGATATTGCTTGCCAAGTTTCGGGCAGATTATCCGGCTACTGGCAACAATACCGATATGCACGGTCAGCCGCTGCGCGAATCCGGTCAGCAGCCGAACCAACAGTCGGAATATAACAAGATTGTTTCGAAGGCCCGCAATGCTGGGTTGTGTGAAACGCACCGCATGATGCTTTCCTATTTGCGTGATGGATTCATGGCGGTGCCCACGCTTGCCGGTCACTGTAATATCAAGAAACAGTCGGTTTATACCTATCTGGGCCAGCTTGAACAGGCCGGATATAAGCTTGAAAAGAAAAGTACCGGTAACAGGCGGGGCGGTTACCGTATGATTTACCGGCTTGCCAAGTCTGCATAGCCTGTGCTTATAATGCGGGGCGGGCGCGGTTGCCCGCCTCACAAATCTAGGAAAAGAGGATTAGAAGTCATGAACACACAGATCAAAAACGAACTTACCACCTCCGAAGCCAAGAAAGTCTTCGCAATTACTGAGCAGGAAGTCCGCACAATCCGGACGATGATTACCGGCATTGAAAGCCAGATCGATGCCCTAGATAATTTCATGGATGCAATCGGCCTGCAGAAGTGGATGAGCAGCAGCCCGCGGTCTATTGCGTCCGCACAGTTTACAGTCAAGAAAGACGATTGAAGAGATACCCTGCCGGTGAGGGGCTAATATCCCGGCAATCTTCCTCCCAACCTTGCCCCCGTCCCTAGTGGCGGGGGTCTTTTTTTGCCTGCACCCTACTTAATAGATCAGCGGGTTGTATAGGCTGGATTATCTGGCGGGTTGCTTGTTCGGGGAATGCTGCGCTTTCTGCACCCGATTGGCCACCCACCATAATAACCGGCATGACAAATCGATATACACGGGCGCATGTGCGGGCGGGTTATCCCGTCGTTTTATGCTGCGGTAATTGTTTTGGGGGCGGGGGCTGGTGTTACCTTGGGAAGACAAGATCACCGATATTAATTTACCTGTTTGCGCGGGCGCACGCATGGGCCACTGGGGGGGAGTATATAAGGGTATGCAATCCCGACAGCAATTGTGGAGATTGAGGTTATCGATATGACTAAAAAGGATACGTTGGGGAGTCAGCGGGAGGTCAGCGGGATACCCGGCGGGTACCTATGGGGTTTACCCCGGCGGGCCTATGCCCATAGTACAGTCAAATTTTAATTTTGTCAAGAAAAAAAGTTGACACACATGTAAAAAGTACCTATACTGTTGACGTGAGCCGCATTTTTATGTCGAACCACCTCACTACACGACACTTATGTTGTACCAACCCAGTGGTATCGGACATAAATGCGTCTCACCCCTCTTCACTTCTAGGAAAACAGCTATGTTCACAGCTATGATCTTCGCCTGTTGGCTTCACAGCCCCAACGAATGCACACAATTCACCGATATCAAGGGTCCGTACCTCGACGAGGGAGACTGCGGCATCCGTATCGTTCAGATGATAGGTGAAATACGCAAAGTTACACCCGGAAAGGTCATCGTAGCCGCGACTTGTACCCCTGCCAAACAAGAAGCCACGTAAGTTATGAACCTCCTACCCCAACAAACACCGAAAAAACGGGAACTCACGCCCCAACAGACGCAATTTCTCGACATTCTCTTCGAAAATGGTGGCAATGTAACTGCCGCAGCCGTCGATGCGGGCTACTCGAAGGGCAGCGCAGTCTGGTTACGCAAAACCCTCGCTGAAGAGATCGTAGATCGCACGAAAGACATCCTGTCTATGAACGCCTACAAGGCTGCTACACGCCTCGTAGACACAATTGACAACCCCGCCCCCGAACGCGGTGATGATCTGCGTCTCAAGGCTGCTGAGAGCCTTCTCAATCGCGTAGGAGTGAAGCAGGCGGAGACAATCAACCACAATGTAACTGCAGTACACGGCGTTGTCCTGCTCCCACCCAAGAAAGAGGTCGTGATCGATGGCGAAGTATAAGAAATCATGCAAGGGACGTTCCGCACAGGGAAGCGCGGAGAAGAACTAGGTGGCAGGACGCCCTAAAAAGGACCCCAACGCACCCAAAGCCACGTACAACCTCTCTACAAAGGAACGTGCCCGACGTGCTGCCCAAAAGAAACTCAACGGGGCCAAGCGTCGTGCAGCCAAGACAACGAAGGCAGCGGAGGACAAACGACGCTACGCCCGCAAACTCGAAGACAAGATAGGAAAAGTGGAGAAGGCCCTTGTTGGCAAGGATACGACAGTCATTGATCAAGGAGATTTGGATGATTTACCTGCAGCCGTTGCGGACTTGGTTGAAGACAGTGAGATCGTATTCCGTCCGAATGAGGGACCACAGGAAGAGTTTCTCAGCGCGGGTGAAAGGGATGTTCTCTACGGCGGCGCAGCCGGGGGAGGTAAATCTTTCGCTCTCTTGGCCGATCCTCTGCGCTTCTGTCACAACCCTAATCATCGTGGGCTTCTACTTAGGCGTACTCTCGACGAGCTAACCGAACTGATCGACAAGTCACGCCAGCTATACACGAAGGCGTTCCCCGGTGCGAAGTTTCGTGAGTCGAAGTCTACGTGGGTCTTTCCCTCCGGCGCAACCATCTGGTTCACCTATCTCGACAAGGACAAGGACGTAACTCGTTTTCAGGGACAGGCATTCAACTGGATTGGTATCGATGAGATCACACAATACCCCACGCCTTATGTGTGGGACTACCTGCGTTCTCGCCTTCGTACTACTGATCCTGAACTCCAGCAACACCTGTACATGCGCTGCACAGCCAACCCCGGAGGAGTGGGTGGTTGGTGGGTCAAGAAAACCTACATCGAAGGAACACCTGAGAATAAGCCTTTTCCTGCCTTCGATATAGAAACGCACAAGCCGTTCCTCTGGCCGAAGGGACACGAGAAGGAGGGACAGCCCCTCTTCTTCCGCAAGTTCGTCCCTGCCCGCTTGACTGACAATCCGCATCTCATGGCAGACGGCCAGTACGAGGCGATGCTCAGATCACTGCCGGAAGTAGAACGCAGGCGTCTCCTCGAAGGCGACTGGGACGTAGCAGAGGGTGCAGCCTTCCCAGAGTTTTCACGAGCCAAGCACGTCGTCGAGCCATTCGAACTCCCGACGAACTGGCCACGCATTCGTATGGCCGACTACGGATACGCAGCACCCTCATGCGTTCTCTGGGGTGCAATTGACTGGGACAACAATATCTGGATATACAGAGAACTATATCAAAAACACTTGACAGCAGAGGAACTAGCTGGTAGAATACTAGAAGCGGAACAGCTAGACCCGCTACCTCACTACACGGTCCTCGACTCGTCCTGCTGGAACAAGACGGGTTTCGGGCCATCAATTGCAGAAGTGATGATGCGGGAGGGTGTGCGCTGGACGCCATCAGACCGCAATCGTATTCAGGGGAAGATGGAGATACACCGCCGCCTTGCTGACGATCCCTACACAGAAGAGCCACGCCTACGCTTCTTCTCTTCGTGTCAGAACATCGTGAAGCAGATTGCAGGCATCCCCCTCTCCAAGACGAACAGCGAAGACGTGGATACGAAGGCAGAGGATCACGCATACGATGCCCTGCGCTACGGAATGATGACACGCATGAGCGGCTACGCTTCGATACACCAGCAACTCAATGCAATCAAGAATCAAGTACACCAAGTTCAAGACGAAGTATTCGGATACTAATTGATGGCAAAAAGAGTAACAAAAGAACAGAAGCAGAGCATGACGCTGCGCGAACTATTTCAGTTCGAAGCGTCTATGAAGCCTGATGGAAGTGTGCCTCAAGAAGTAGCTTCTCACATTAAGAGACTAGATGGCATCATAGATCAAACTACAGGCACTCCTGTTTTAGATTTAGTCGTTAAAGACATAGATGTTGGTCAAGTTTTCGGTGACGTTATATCAGACAGCCCATTTAGGGATGCTGACTTAAAAGCGTCTCCTACTATTCGCAGCAGGTCATCCCTGTTGATTACCCGCTTGAATACCATGTTTGATGGGGCAGGATTTGGTTCTGGATACGTAAAGAAAGAAGTAGAAAATTCTCTTGGTAAAGATGTCTTCAACAAAGAAGCTGGTTGGGAGTTTAAAAGACAAAGAAAAATACCTACGGGTTTTCAGCCAGACGTTTATCAAAAATTAAAGTCTATACTTGCAGATGACTCCGTTCCTAAAGAAGTACGGCTACAGATAGCTGGACACTTATTCGGAGGATTTAGACCTGAAAACATTTCAAAATTTAGCATAGAAAATTATGACCGCGAGAATGGTATTCTCACTTATTACGACAATAAGAACAAAAAGAATAAGTTTGTAGTTGTCAATCCCGCTGTTCAGGGAGTTCTAGATGAACAAATAGGGGATAGAACATCCGGTGTAATTTTTCCGAACGCAAAGAAAAATCAAACGGCCCTGAACACGTTACTTACAAACACGATGGAGAAGGTCACCTTTGCAAAGCCCGATGGGACACTCAAAGCAGAGAACTTCACAGTATACAAGTTACGAAATCTCAATGAGACGATCCTGACCGATTCTGGACTGCTGGAAAGTGACATTGATTTTCTAAATGGTCGAAAGCCTCAGACAGAAGCGGCAGGATACGTTGCTAGTGCATCTCGTCAGAGACGCATTAAACGAGCAGCAAATGAGTTAGTTGCGTCGATTGCTGGATATTCAGGAACGCAGACTGTAGCACAGTTCGCCTCTGACATAGGGATTAAATTTCCAGAAAAGACTCTGCAGACTATGGTTAGTCGTGATCTTCTTGTAGCTGATGAGTACCTAGAATCGCTTGACGATGCTTTTCTTGACAGCCTAGAAGTTGAGGGCGGTCAATTTAGTAAAGATAATGTTCCCCCTGCTGATCCTGAAACAACTGCACAGTATCAGGCTGAGTCTAGAGCAGCAAGCAGAGTTCGTACGGCAGACTTAGAAGCTACTGCAATCGCTGCTGAGTCGCAAAATATAAAAGGCAGG